TAATTCTCTCTTGTATTTCATCTGGTACTACATCTAATAAATCTACAAGCTTAGTAGACTCCTTCTTCCAGTTACCAATAACATCAGAGTACCTTACTCTTTTAATACCGTGAACAATAGGAGATGAAGTATCTAACGTTTCAATCCAGTTATATTCAGGACCTTGATAGAAACTAAACTCTCTAGGGTGTGCGCAACCTAGTAAATGGTGAGGTTTGTCTTTATTAATAATACCATCGTTCATTAATTGAGTTAAAGTTATTACTCTACCCATCATATAAGATACCCATTTGTTAGGATGAGGGAATAGTTTGAGATAATAAGAGTAGTCAAATGAAATAGCTAACTTATCTACATCTATCTCTTGATCTAAAGTTACATAACATTTAACTAGCTCTGCGTAGGTTTTACCCTGTACTACACCAATAGTTTTAGAATCGTTAACAAAGTCCCATTCTCTCCATAAGCATTTCTTGGCAGATTCAATCGTACCGTTGCAGTCTTCTAATACATCTGGTATAATATATTCTGTAGGGTTAAGTTTCTGTATCCAGTGTGCATAGCGTTTAGGATCAAAAGACTTAGACAATTCAAATATGCTATTATCTAATAAAACATGGCGGCCCATTTTAACACTATCTTCAAAGAACTTATAGTACTGTGGATGAGTCTCAAAAAGGTGTACAAGTGCATAGCAATAATCGTTGTATGTACGAGAGATCTCTAGCATGCTTAAGGGTGATTCGTGTGATATTTTAATCATGAGAATATGTCAAATAAGTCTGTTGTTACTTCGTTAGTTAAATCTGGTAATCGCCAGCCAATAGCTTCATATACAGCTAATATAGGCGGTTTAATTATTGTATCAAACATTTCAATATAGTCTACTTGAAAGTCGTTAAATTCAGGAGGAAAGTTGTAAGGGTAACAAAGAGTATCAATGTTATACTTGTTTGGTGCAATATAAATCTTTTTTACTTTACCACCAGAAGTAATCCGTTCATACTTTGTTTCTAACTTCAAATGCTTTAACAATTGATTATACCAAATAGCGCCTTTAACGTGATTAGGTGTACCAGTACCAATCTTAAAGCCATCTGCTTTTACTTCATACTTCTCTAAGTCACTAAGACCGCCACGGATAGCTATTTCATCAACGTGTAACGTTTTAAATGAATCGTAAACCTCTTTATAAAGACTGTTTGCCTTTATCTGATCCTGGCCTAACAAAGAGTTCTCAATAACCTTCTTAATCAGTTCTTTTGCTTTCTTAGGCGTAGTAGATCTAGCGATTTCAACACCAACGTACTTAAACTTATTAACGTTAGCTCCTTCATCGTTTAATACGTGAATGATATAACGTTTCTTCTGTAGATAAACACCTACATCGCAAATTGATTCACGTTTAAAGAAGTAACGAGGATCAGTAGACTTAAATTCTGCAGCAGACCAACGTTTAATTTCGTTGTTTAAATATGTACCAATCTCTTTATCAATTAAATCTAAACCTTGTGGTGTTACTTTACCATCAGCAAATAGTTTTATCTTAAGCTTATCAACAATCGGTTGAATAGTAACATGAGTACTGTCAGTGTCACCATAAATGTTAAGAGAAACGTTAACTCCGTATTTTTCTTTAGCATATGTATCAAGGATGATACCTGCTTGCTTAACCACCGACTGGCCAGTAAGAGTAATACTACCGGCGTGATCACTATCGCAAATAGGACTAAACTTGTTAGCAAAAACACCGTAAATAGAATTAAGAAGAATCTTAATGACGTGCTGTATGGTGTCAGCTCGTTCCATATTAAACTTACACGTTTTGTATTCATCTGTGTCTGAAGTTAGATTACTTAGCTGTTTCTTATACTCAATGTACTGATTCTTGTTTTTAACACGTTCACTATAAAGACCGTCAATTAACGAAGGCACAACACCTTTCTTCTTTTGTGTATACAGAACATTAGCTTTAGATATAGCTAACTTCTCTACTTCCATCAGCTTTTCAAGTTTTTCGTTAGGTACTGTCTTTTCTGAACCACTGGCTAACAACAAAGTAGATTCAGTATCAGTCTTACGTATAATCTTACCTATCTTAGTCTCTGGTGAGATATTTAAAGTAATAATAGTGTTAGGGTATAGAGAATTAGCGTCATAACTAACAATAGCTGTCTTTAAACCACGTTCTGGATCTCTAACATAACCACCTTCAATTTCATCTCTAGTAGGACCAGACACAAATGTAGGTATAACCATACTGTGTTTATATGCTTCTAAAGCAACACAACCGGTAACAATTTGTACTTTACCTAAAGCAGCTTCAAAGCTAGTTAAACCTTTGTACGCTAACATACGAATAATCTTAAAGAATTGTAGTTTCTTTTCCATTCGTACAAGTAGATCAACGTCTTGAATATTATAATCTACAAAGTTATTCCAATCATTTTCAGACAGAGAGGCTAAGTTAGTAGCGTTAATAGCTAATTTACCTTCACCTAACTCATGCTGCGCTACAAAGTTTAGTGCGTATGATTCTAATAAACCACGTGCAAAGCCTTTGTACACTTCCATATAGTCCATAGCAGATACACCGTGAATGTACCAACGATCTAATTCTTGACCCTTTACAAAGATACCTTTACGACACCAAAGACTTTTTAACGGTGATAGACGTTTAGCTGCACCTTCACCTAAAAGACTACTAATACGGTTAATTAAGTAAGGAAAGTCGAAAAAGTCTGTATTCCACCCAGATAATATATCAGGGTAGTAACCGTTTTCCCAAAAATCTAGAAACTTACTTAATAGATCTATCTCACCACTACACTCGGTATACACAACGTTTTTACGAGAAGGGGTGTAAGGCTTTTCACCCCATGTATAAAACGTATCAGATAAATTATCGTATATCGTTATAAGATTAATAGGATGTTTAGCATCTTTAGCCTCAGGGAATTCATCCGGGGAATAAACTTCGATATCAAGGAAACAAACTTTTAGTGGGTTAGCAGAGAACTCAGGCTTTTCGTAATCGTCTTTGTACTTCTCAATAAGAAACTGCTGTTCAACCTGAATATTGTGGTACAAACGTTTAATAGCACCATCTTGTGCAGCTTTATTACGTTCAAACGAGTTCTTAAAGACTTTCTTCTTTAACTTAGTGTTAAAGATAGATAACGCATCAGGATTATCCTGATTAGTCTCTACATAAAAGTAAGGACTATATTGTTCCTTTTCAACAACACGCTTACCGTTTTTATCCCAAGTAAAAAGATAAGCTGTTGACTCGCGAGAATTATAATATACGTTACGATACACAAAACATATTATGTACCCTCTTACAGACTAATCAAGTAGGAAAGTAAACTTTTACGTGCTCTTCTATGTGATCTTCTAACCAGTACTTAGTTGCAACCTTACGTGCTGTATCCGATTCAGTTAAGTATACTCTACGGTTACCGAGTACTTTCTTAGCTAAATCCATCATTTCGTCAGGTGTATTGAAACGTAGAGGTGCTACAGGATCCGTATTATACGGAGGAGCATCTTGACATAAGCAAGGTACACCTAATGCACCAGCTTCAAGATACTTGATAGGTGCTTTCGAATAATTAAACTTGTTATTTTGTAATGGTGCAAATGCTAGATTGAGTTTTAATGCGTCAAATGCATAACTATACTCGTATAACGTCTTCCATGGAGTATATTCAATATCTCCAGAACGTACTAAGTCATGTAGTTCATACGGTACACCACCCATGAACACCCACTTGTACTGTTTATAAGTCTTACGAATTAAAGGTATATACGGATCAATATCATCTTGTATACCAGGCAATCTATCTACATTTAAGTGAGTAGGGCTACCAACATAACCGATACGAGGTCTTTTAACATTTGAATCAAAATTATCGATTACTTTCTTTTTGTCGTAGAACCTATCCATCCAGAACTTTGGAAGGTAATTAGGTAATACTATAGCAGGTACACCAGTTCTTGCACTATAATAGTCTGCCATATACTTGGTAGGACATGTAATAGCATCACATAACTTGATAATCTCAATAGCTGTTTTACCGATAATAGGATCTACGAAAGCTGCACGAGACTTATTGTATAACGGGATATCCTCTGGGAAAATAACATCGTCAATCTCATAGTAGATCTTAAACTTACTACCATTATTAGATGTTTGTCTTAAAAACTTTGCAAACTCTAATTGAGGTCCTGTAACTTGGCGCTGAATCTTTACTGATTTAACATTGGCATAGTAACGAGGATCTAAAAGCATCATTGTAGAGTTAGTAATAACACCTCTACCAGATGAATTGATTAATGCTTCAGGCCAGTGCATTCTCCAGAAACCACAACCGCCATGATCAGCAGCAAAACTAATCGCCATATTCTGAGGTGCTGGCGGTGTTGGTGCTGGAGCAATTGATTGCTCTGTTTGAATAGGCGTACCAAAAGCTGGTGCTCCAAATGGAAGGTCGGGTGCTCCGAGAACGAAGGAATTATTCATTATTAAAAGTTGTAGATCTTACTGTTATGCCGTTTTTCTTTTCTAGGTATACTATTTCACCACTTGTACAGTACTTCATACTTTCCTTGCGGTGTGATATTATATATATCGCCTCCTGGTATTTTTCAACTCTTTCGCGTATAATATCCAATACTAATTCAATACCCTTTTCATCTAAAGATGAATCTAATAATTCGTCAAACACAGATAGGTTTAACCATACATTAGCTTGCGCTCTACGGATATCTTGAAACGTAAAGATCATTGCTAAATCAATAGCTTTACGTTCAGCTCCAGAGAAATTAAAGTAACTACACTCTACTCCACGCTCATTAGTAATAGTTTCTTCAAAGAATTCGTTAAACTTAACCATACTATTACTTTCAAGTTTCTTGAGATAGAAAGCAAGTCTAAGGTTTAATATTTCAAGTATCTTTTTAACAATAAAAGACTTTACACCTTCTTCTGAAGTAATAAACTTAGCCGATTCAATAATATCTATCTTTTCTTGGTACTCGGTAATACCTTTCTTGATCTCATTCTGTCTTGCTATAATAACATTAATAGCTTCTTGAAAATTATTAGAATCTTTATCTAAGTGTACTATGTCAACAACAAGAGAGTTTTGATAATCTTGTAACTGTTTAACACGATTGTTAATGTTTTCTATTTCCTTACGACGTATAGTAAAATCGTTTAACTTACGTTGAGTATTAGTAATAGATTCTTCTATCTTAGTAATACCTTCATGAGCTTTCTCTACACGTGGTGTTTCTTTAGCTAAAACATTATTAGCTTCTGTGATAGCTTTGCTATACTCTTCTTTATCCTTTTCGTACTGAGCATTAGCTGCTTCAGCTAGATCTTTACCACAATGTGGACATTTACTATCTACTTTTTTAAGTTTTTTAAGTCTATCGGTATAAAACTTAACATTAGCATTTGCATCAGCAACTACTTTATTAATTTCAGTTAACTTCTTATTATAAGCTACCTTAGCATCCTG